GGTGCGGCGGGCATGATTCAAGCCGCAAAGAAATCAGGCACATCCGTTGAAACGATGGGGCGGAATGTTATCAAGGCGTTAGCCGCCCACCCGCAACACGGGAGCGCGGGCGCAGGGAAGTTTACCGCCGCGTTTAATCGGGACTTGCAGGCAAGCGGTGTGAATAATATGCGGACTCCGCAGCACGCCACGAAGCCCAAGAGCATACATGACGCGGCGTATGAAAGGTATGCCACGGAGTACAACAAAGGGAGAGGGGGAAGCAATGCGTAATTTATTCCATCCAAAAATCGCACAATCGGAAACTGACGATCTGTATAACGGGACACAGGTTTTCAGGCTTACAAGACCGGTTGACATAAGCGGCATTTCAGCGACGGGCAGTATTGTCAAACGCGGGACACCGCTTGCCAGCACTGACGGCAAGGAATTTAGCGTGTGGGCGCAGGGACGAAACATTGCAGGGATTTTGCTGTTCGACATTGACCTGTCTGAAAAGGAAGAGGCTCAAAACGCCGTTTTAGGATATACCGGCGAATTCAATCGCAACAAAGTAGAGGAAGCACTCGGCGGGGAGTTACCCGAGGGAGTTGTTGCACAGGCGTTCAAGGATAACATCCATATCACCGCCAGCTTCAAATATCCGAAAGTCGAAACTTTCCCGCTGGGATAACAGGGAGGCACAAACATGGGTGTTCAAGGAATAAATACAACTGACAGAAACGGGGTACAACGGACGCAGATCGCTCCTATCGAAACGATTCTGCCAAAATCACGGTTTTTCAGCACGTACTTTATGGGCGGTGCTGGGGAGTTTTTGCCCTCGGCGTTTGTCGAATGGGATTATCTCACCAAAGGGAACCCGCTCGCACACTTCGTTGGCGACGGGCTGACAGTACCGCCGACAGAACGCGGTACATTCAAAACGGCGCAGATTGAAACCCCAAGGTATCAACACCGGAAGGTTCTTGGTCTGAAAGATATGAGTCACCGTTTGCCCGGCGAACCTTACGGCTCCATGCCGTCCAGCATGTTCAAAACATTGCAGGAAAGAGCGGCGCGTCTGCGCTTTGAGGATGATGTTGAGTGCGTTGAGGCTGTTGCCGATTTGCGCGAGCTTATCGTTGCAAGGTTTATCACTGAGGGTATTGTTAAAGTAAAAGGTCATGGCGTAGACCGAGAAATTAACTACAACCTCCCAAACAGAATCAAGCTAATTGGTGACAGCGCATGGAAAAAGGACGGTGTTGCAGGTGTTCCATTTGAAGATCTGCGTGGATGGATAAGGTCGCTCAAGCGTTTGGGATTTAACCCTACCGAGGCGATAATGTCACCGGAGGTTTGGCGAATACTTGAGGCTGACAAGGAGTGGGTTGCTCAACTTGATAACCGCCGGACAGAAAAAGGAACCATTGCGCCTATTGAGGCGATTGAATACGGAGCACCTGCCTACATGGGCACGGCGCGCGATCCGTTCCTGGATTTCTACACGCAGGAGTCTGAGTACTACAATATCGAAACCGGCCAGATGGAGAGGCACCTTCCCATAGGCACGGTTATTCTTACAACTGCCGAATCAAGACGCAACCGTTTTGTGTACGGATCGATTGACTACATGGAGAGCGGGCAGTTCCGCACGGTCTCCGGTGAGTTTATCAGAGAAGAGTGGTACGACGATCGCGCAGCAACCACTGAGGTTTTGGTAACGTCCAGAGCCGTACCCATCCCTGCCAACATCAATTCGTGGCTTGTTGCCCACGTTCTTTAAGGAGGACTGTAAATGTCAAAGACATACGTAACACGTTGCATCGTGAAAAAAGGTGGCAAGGTGTACCAAAAAGGTGATGTCATAAGCGACTTGACCGAGGAAGAAGTCAAAAAAGGACTTGCTCAAAATTGGCTGATTTGTGTCGGGAATAATCCTGCTACCAATGAGGAAGATTCCAATAAGTCAGGCAAAACGATTGACCGGATGAACAAGGCGGGGCAAGCGTGACATTCAGCGAACAGGTTAAAGCCGACACAGATAACGTATTTTTCAACACAGGTGAGTTTGCTGAAACCGTTATCATTGACGGCAGACCTGTTCCTATAATTCGTGATGATGATGCCTTGAATGGAAAATCAGATGTTTATGCTATGGGCTTGGCTGAAGGCGAACAGTTTATCTTTGTACGTGAAGGAGATATGTTCCGCCTTCCCCAGCCCGGCGAACAACTGACCAAAGAAGGCAAGCAGTGGTACATACGGCACGCCGTGCGAAACATGGGTGTGTTTGAACTGCGTATAGGGAGGGATCGCGTGCATGAATAAATTGAACATTAAGGCTGGTTTTGAACGCAAGGGTTACGACAAAATTATGCAGAAGCTTGGTATGGTTTCAAAAAGTACGACAATCATAAACGTGATCAATCAAGCGGCCAAACGCGCAGCTGCAGCCGGAGCCACCGAAACCAAAAGACGTATCAAAAGGTCATACACGCTCCGCCCTGAAAAAGTTAATAAGGCTGTTAGTACTTATGCGACCGGCAGTCCGCTTGACATGGCGATAGGCGTAAAAATTAGTGACAGCTCACATCCGCTTTCCCGCTTCAAATTTACACCGAAGAAGCCGCCTAAAAAACGTGGAATAGTTGTGTCTTCGGAAGTTAAAAGAGGGCAGAAGGACGTATACACAAAAGGCGCTTTTGTTCAAACAATGCCAAAAAACAATCACACCGGAATCTTTCAGAGGGAAGATGAAAAGCGCAAGAGCATGGATAGTCATGGAAGAACAATAGAGGACTCGAAAGAAAAAGTCCACATAAATCCGTTGTTCGGTCCGCCCGTTACAAAAATGGTTGAGTCCAATGACAATATAAACAAAGCCATTTGGGACAAAATGTTTGAGACGATGGAAGTTCGCGTCAACCATGAATTGGGGAGGTTGCTGAATGTTTGAACCTGTTGACCGCACCCCTATGGGATTAGTTGATGCTTTATGCGCTCGAATAAATGACTCTTTGGTTTCATATTGGCAGGAAGCGGAACAGTTTGAAAGCGGAGTAAGCGAACAATTCCACGCGCCCCACGTGCACGCGCAGCAGCTTCCGGTAAGCCTTACAGCATCGCAGGAGCGGGATAAATCAAAGGATTATCCTGTTGTCTTGGTAATGTGTGAAAGCGGAAAAATCGAGAGCTTCAGCAAAGTTGATATGAACGCATCAATAAAAATTTCCGTTTACTTCGGCGGCTACTACAACAAGCCGGATAACCAAGGCTGGCGTATACCGGCGGCGATGCTCTGGCAGGTTTTGCGGGATTTATTGTCTGACACCATACTCGGCGGGTATCAGCTCACTGTTCCTGTTGTGTGGGGTGAATTAAACGGTAGGGAGCCGCCGTACTACACGGCGAAGCTTGAAACGATATGGAAAGGTAGCCCCCCGGCTATCGAAGTTCCCTATGAAGGGATTGGAGGGTAGTTAATTGGCATATTTTCACGGCATAAGAATGACCGAGAGTCCCACGCCTTTGCAGGTTCCGGCTGCCGTAGATTCGGCATTGCCGGTGGCGGTTGGCGTGGCGCCTGTCCATAGGCTTGAGAATCCGGAAGGGGCGGTGAACAACCCGGCGCTGATAAGCAGCTTTGCTGAAGGCGTAGCGGATATGGGTTATATGGACGCACCGCACTGGATGAAGTTTCCGCTGTCCATGATGCTGTTTTCGCAGATGCGGCTTCATCGTGTCAGCCCGCTCGTGCTTATAAACGTGTGGAATCCGCTTACCGATATGCGAGACGTAACAGAGGTCGATATACCTGTCATCAACAAAGTAGCAACAATCACCGATCCAATGGCGATGATAAGCAGGGTCACAATCCACCGCATCGCCGATGGTCAACCGGATTACCAGCGGGGAGTTGACTACCTGCTTCGCTACGACGGTGATAATTTGCAGATAACTGTCATTGAAGGTGCCGGTCTTGCAACGGTGACCGCACTGACGGTTACTTACGGTCAAGCCACGGTTGACAACGTAACGGCATCGCACATTGCCGGCGGGGTTGATCCTTCCAGTAATGCGAAAACTGGCATAGCGCAGATTGACGAAGTTTTCTCAAACTCGCGCAGAATTCCCGGATTCCTACTTGCTCCGGGCTGGAGTGACAACCCAGAGATAGCAGCTTTACTTATGAGTAAGGCGCAGCATCTTGAGGGAGAGTTCAGTTGCATAGCTCTGATAGACGCACCGACAACTGGGCGATTTGCGGACTACCGTAATATCGTGCAATGGAAAAATGACAACAGCATCGTAAGCCCGTTTGCGTTTTGTGACTGGCCGTGCGTTGCTCTTGGCGATCAGGTGTTCTATCCATCTGTAAGAATCGCGGGGATGCATGGAGAAGTAGACAACCGCAACAGCGGGTTGCCGTTTGAACAAGCATCCAACAAGAACTTAAACATGACACGGCTTTGCGACAAGGACGGCAACACAATACCCATGATGTCCGTAACTGAGGCAAACGTACTTAACGCAAACGGCATCGGCACGTTTATCAACATGGACGGCTGGCGTGCTTGGGGCGTTGAAACAACAGCGTTCCCCGGAAGCACGGATATTAAGGATTTTGAACGCGGGGTGCGCCGTATGTTTAGCTTTACCCAGAATGTTGTCAACAGAACCATGTGGCAAAACGTAGACCGCCCGATTACAAGGCGGCTTATCGACAGGGTGCTTCTAACAGGCAACGAGTTTTTAAACAGCCTGCGTTCAAGGGAAGCCATAATTGGCGGCCGCGTAGAATTTTTGCAAGAAGACAACAGTGCGCAAAGCCTCATGAGCGGCAAGAAGAAATTCCGCGTATTCCTTACCCCGCCCGGAGCGGCAAAGGAAATTCATTTCGATTTCAGCTATGACCCGAATTATCTTGACGGGCTGTTTTAATTAGGAGGCACAACTATGAGAAATGGAATTGCAGCCAAAAGCAATGTTTTTAAGCTTTTCGATTCTGAATCCGGCATGGCTTTAGACGGAGCATTAAATGTTGAGCTGCCCAACTTTGAACTGAAGGCTGAGGCGTTTTCAGGAGCCGGTGTTGGCGGTGAAGTTAATGTGCCTGCTCCCGGTGTTATGTCACCTGTAACGGTGACCATAAGCTACCCGATTATCTACGGCGACATAACCCGGTACATGGAACTTGGTAGTACGCGCACCTTAGACTTGCGCAACGAGATCGTCGTAAAAAATCCCGACATGCACACCCTTGAAAGAGTGTCCAACCGCTGGGTACTCAAAGGACCGTTAAGCGGCGCTAATCCAGGTTCTATCGAGCAGGGGGCGGCAGGCGAGGCTTCAGTTGTGATGCAAGTTTACTACGCTCACCATTGGCTTGACGGCACTGACGTACTGGAGTGGGATCCGTTCAAGTATATCTACACCGTCAACGGCAACGACATGATGGCAGCAACACGGCAAAACATTCTCGGATAAGGAGAAACTAAATGTTTAATGGAACAGTAACTGTAAAACTTTCAAACCCCATTAAATGGGAGGACAGGGAAATATCGCAAGTAAATCTTGATTTCGACAAAGTAACTGGTGCGGTAATAAACCAGTGTGAGCGGGAAACATTCCAGGGCGGAAATCTTTCTGGGCTTGTTCGCAGCATGAGCGCCGAGTACTGTGCGAGAATGGCGGCGTTAATTTCCGGTATTCCGTTTAGAGCGATTGAAAAGCTCAAAGCTGAAGATTACGACTGTGTGTGGCAGACCGTGGGTGCTTATGTGGGCAAGCAGAATCCGCAAGAATTTTACAACCAATTTGTAGAAGGGATAGAAGGGGATGAGGAATTTTTTACCGATCCGGCGGAAGAGCCGGAGAAGTCAGAATAAGCACAGAAGTAACACCCTTTGATTACTCTGACCCGTCAGAGTTCATCAGAAATACGGTAGCCGGAATCGCGGTGGTGCTGAACACTTCGATAACGGACTTGGAAAAAATGCCGCTGTCTGAGTTGTTGGCGTATAAAGTCATCGCCGAAAACTTTGTCAAAGAGTCGCAGAAGCAGAGGTGACAGATGTCAGGAAAAAGAAAAACCATTTGGGATTTGGCTCTGCAAATTACAGGGGACGGCGATGGGGCGAAAACTGCCCTACGGCAAGTGCAACGGAACATCAGAGAGGTGCAGGCGGCAAGCAAGCAATTAAGCGGAGACTTCCGCAGATTTGCAAAAAGCGCCGGCAGGCTTGGTCTTGTTGTTGCCGGGGGAGTTGCCGCCGCCGGCGTTGCCGTTGTTGGTCTTGCCAACTCGTTTGCCGAAACAGGCGACAATGTTGCCAAAACTGCAGACAGGCTTGGCATGGGAATCGAGGCGTACCAAGCATTGGGATACGCTATGCGGCAATCAGGCATGAGCGCTCAGGAATTTGACAAAGCCCTGACAACATTCACGAACACCGTCCGACAAGGCGCGGCAGGAAACGAAGCTTATAAGCGCCGTCTTGCCGAGATTGGGCTTTCCGCCCAAAGCCTTGCAAAGATGAAGCCGGAACAGGCAGTTGAAAGGCTTGCGGACTTTATGAATACGCTCCCCAGCGATGCAGAAAGAACAAGGATGGCAATAGAACTATTTGGGCGCTCCGCCGGACCGCAAATGATGGCCGCGCTACGGCAAGGATCGGCATCGATACGGGACTTAAAACAGGAAGCGCACAGCTTGGGTATTGTCATGTCGGAAGAACAAGTCCGTCAGGCTGAATTCTATCAGGACGCGCGCACAAGGTTGCGGGAGTCGATAACAGGATTAAGAAATCAGTTCATTGGGGCGGCTATAGGACCACTGACGGAAGCAATGGGGCATTTAAAAAGGGTACTGCTTGAACAG